GCTCCGGCAGCCGCTCGGCCTCCGCCCGCACGGCCTCCGCCTCGCGCACCACCCGGTCGGCCCGCTCCAGCGTCTCGCGCACGCCGTGCTGCCCCGCGCCCTGGTTGAGCTTGGTCAGCTCCGGCGCGAGCGCCGCCAGCCGGGCGGCGAGGTCGTCCGCCTTCAGCTCCGAGGCCCGTACGGCGTCCAGGGCGTCGGACGCGGCGCGCAGACCCTGCCGGGCGCGCTCCACCGCCGGGACCAGCCGGGCCAGCTGGGTCTCGGCCGTGCCGAGCAGCGGCCCGAGCCCCTGGGCGAACCGGTCCAGCTCCTGCTTGACCCGCCCCAGCTCGTCCCTGGCGGCGGTCAGCTCGGTCCGGGCCCGGGCGGCGACGGACGCCTCCAGGTCGTCCCGGTCCAGGTCGTGGGCGTCCACGGCGTTGATGTACTGCTGGCTGACCTCGTTGATGCGCCGCCCCAGCGCCTCGAAGCCGTCGACGGCCCGGCGGGCGCCGGGCGAGTCGTCCACCGCCGTGATCGTCTCTATCGAGATCCGCAGGTCGCGCTGGGCGGTGTCCAGCTCGTAGAACGCGGCCGCCGCCGCGTCCTTCGCCGCCTGCGCCTCGGCCCGCTGTCCCTCGGCGCGTCCTCCGAACCACCGGCGGGTACCGCCGCCGGCGAAGGCGCCGGGCAGCACGAGCACGGCGAGGAGGGGGAGGGCGATCAGGGCGAGCGCGTCCCGGCCGGCCGACCGCGCTCCGGCCGGTCGTGGTGCACGGCTGCGGGGTTGTGGTGCGCCCGGCACCATCGGTGTGTACGGCTCTGCAGGTGTCGCCGTCACTTCCCTCTCCCGTGCTGTCATCCACCCTGACCGGTTGCCATTCTCCCACCCGTCGAGGACGAAAACCCGGGGCGTTCGGTTCGGGCTTCCCGGGCCCGGTTCAGTCCGAGTTCCGCACCGTCACCGAGCCGTCCTCGGTGTGGGCGCTCACCACGTGGGAGCTGTCCCGGTCACGGGGCACCGACACCTTCACGGAGCCGTCATCGCTGCCGGTCTCCACGCGGTACGACGCCTCGCGCGGCAGCCCGATGCTGATCGAGCCGTCGTCGCTGCGGGACTCCACCAGGTCCGGTACGACGCCGAGTTCGAGCGCGACGGAACCGTCCTTCGTGCTCACCCTGACGCTCCGTGACCCGATCCCGAGCGCGCGCACCGAACCGTCGTCGGTGTGCAGCTCCAGCGGCCCGGTGGCGTCGGTCACCCGTACACCGCCGTCGGCCGACCCGACCTCCAGCGGGTCCGCGAAGCCCTCGGCGGTCACGCTGCCGTCGTCGCTCGTCACGCTGACGGCGACCCCGCGCGGCACCTCGATGCGGTGCCTGGCCGCGCAGTCGGCGACCATGCCCGAGCACTCCAGCCGCAGCTTCAGCCGGTCGTCCTTCATCGCCCAGGTCACCCGCGGCTTTCCGCCGACCACGACCCGGCCCTCGAACCAGCGGGTCACCTCCACCTCGTCCCCGTCCGACGGGACCAGTTCGAGCGCCGAGTCGTCCGAGTCGACCGTGAGCGTCTTCCCTTCCAGGGCGAAGCTGCGGTGTTCGGGGTCCCTGTCCTCCCCGGCGTCGGCCCCGCACGCGGCGACGGACGCCATGAGCGCGACGGCGAGGCCGGCGACGACCGCCGTGCCCCTGCGTGAGCCGCGATCCGTACGGGCCGTGCGCGCGGTGCGTGTCATGACGATCTCCCCCTGGGGTTTCCGGACCTCCGTCGTCCTTCGACCGTACGGAGCGGGCGTCCTCGCCGGGATCCGGGCGGCTCCCGGAACGAGGGTGGGGATAACCCCCGGCAATCGGTTTGCGGGGCACTGCCTCGCGCGATGTAGGCTGTCGACTCGTACTCGGGCGTGTAGCTCAGGGGTAGAGCGCCTGCCTTACAAGCAGGATGTCGGCGGTTCGAAACCGTCCATGCCCACCGAGACCTAGTGGCCAGGTCATAGGCCATATGGCGGCCCTCCGGAGCGATCTCCGGGGGGCCGTTTCCGTGCCTAGAGTCCACATGGAATCCACATCCCCACAGGATCCGCTTCGGATGATCACTCGTACGGGTGACTGGACTATGTTCAAACCGCACGTAGAGTTGCGCTCACGAGAGGGGCAGGCGTGTCCTCCCCCACGTGCGCCTGATACGCGCCTCTCGCGGACCTGCTGGTGTGCTCCTGGGGAGGAGGGCCCGGCAGGCGGAGGGCCCCCACGTGTATGTCGTGGGGGCCTTCTTGATGACCAACGTAGACCGCCCCGGAGCCATTCAGCCCCGGGGCGGGACGCCTTGACTGAGTCTTGGCGTCTAACGGCCGAATCTCAGGGCGGATACGCGTACGCCCTCTTCCGGCCGCTCCATGTCCGCTCGCCCCACGCCGACCGGGGCAAGCGGTTGTCCGGTGATTCTCCTGCGGATGATCGCGAAATGCAGGCGAATTCGCCTACAGACTTCATGATCCGTAATGGCCAAGGTCGGCAGGGTGTCTATGCCTGCCCCACCCCCGGATTCCGCCCAGCTAGCCGCGAGGCGACTGGCCTTCGGGGACCGGCTCCGTGAGGCCAGACGCGGGGCCGGCCTCACCCAAGAGCAGCTGGCGGCGCGCGCGGGAATGGACCGGTCCGCGTATTCAGAGCTGGAGCGGGGGCAGCGGGACGCACGTCTCGCGACGCTCCTGCGGATTGAGAGCGTCCTCGGCGCGCACCTGGGCTTCGTGAAGTGAGCGGCCGCCCGAACCCGACGAACGGACGGCCGCTCTCATCCCGGCGCCGGCACGGGGGACGGCCGGCAGCCGAGGCCCTACCGGGTGGACTGGCGGTACGTCTCCCACAGATCCGCCGCCGTGGCGCACTGGCCCGGGTCCTGCGCGCAGACCCGGCAACCCTCGCCGTGATCGGCGTACGCCCGGTACGCGGCCCGCGTCCGGGTGAACTCCGGGTCATCCGCCACCAGCTGCAGCGCACCCGGCCCGCTGCCGGTGTCCCGCCACTCCCACCGGGTGCTCACTGCGTGCTCCGCTCCCGGTGAGGGTGCCGGCGTATCTCCACCTCGCACGTCGTGGCCTGCCGGATGTCGCCCCGGTCCTCCGCGGCCGCGCGCTGCCGGTCCAGGGCCGCGCACACGTCGCACCCTCGCGCGGGCCGTGGAGGGCGCGTCGGGTCCGGCAGGATGACGGGCGGTTCGTCGGTCGTCTGCTGCCTCATCCGACGGCTCCTATCTCAGGTAGAGGACTCCCGGGGCTGAAGGCCGCACCGAGCAGCGCGGGGTCAGTCAGTCGGCCGGAACCGTCCGGGCGCTCCAGCCATATGCGGCCACCGAGGTGGTAGAGGACGGGCGGGCACTTCAGGACCCAGCCAGCAGGTCTCACGGTGAGCTGATGGATGTCGTCCAGCTCGTCACCCACATCGGCCGGCAGGAGCCACCACGCCCGGTCCGCCTCGACGTCGGCGAGGACAGGCCCCAGGCGCGCTGACCCGATGCGGCGCATCGCGTTCAACGACCGCAGGAGCGGCGCCTCCACCACCCGCCAGTGCTCGCCCGTCGGGAACTGGGCCAGCTCCTCGCCGTTCCACGCGCGCTGCACGGCGGTGGGACGGTCTGTGCACGACAGGAGCCAGTTCTGGCCCGCCTGCCGCTGCGTGAGAGTTTGTCCCGCCATGGCCCAGAACCGTAGGCGCCGCTGTTTCTCAGGATCGGCGGTGTTTCTCCCTGTTTCTCATCGGGGGTAGCGCGTTTCCCGATGTTCTTCATGCCAGGTCGAGGGACGATCGGGCGCGGGCAATCAGCCGGTGCGCCGCCCGGCCGGACACCGCAGACGCTCCCAGGGCATCCCACACCCTCCGGTACAGGGCGAGGTCCTCCGGAGCGTCCAGCCACATCTCCGCGTGCCAGGACTCCGCGATGACGAGGCGGTCGTCATGAATCCAGAAGTCATCTCCAGCCGCCAGCCGTACGTCGGCGGCGAGGGGGACGATGCCCAGCTCGACGGTGGACAGGCCGTTGACGGACATCAGCCGGTCCAGCTGGTCGGCGAGCACGCCCGGCGGGCAGATCCGCGTGTGTAGCGCGGCCTCCCCGATCAGCACGTGGTAGCGCCTGTCCATCAGGTAGAGGCCCTCCTGGCGGCGGAGCCGGGACTGAACGCCGGCCTCGATGTCGCGGGTCGCGCCGTGCAGCTCGGCGTACCGGGTGAGCACGCTGCGCGCGTACTCCGGGGTCTGGAAGATGCCGGGGATCACGGAGCCCGTGAACCCCCGGAAGACCCGAGTCCTCTGATGCTGTGCGCCGAGGGCGTCCTGCACGGCCCGGTGGCCGGCGGACAGCTGGCGCCTCCACGACCGGTACGTGGACTCCAGTCCACGCAGTCTGCCCACCAGCTCGGCGGCGGTCTCCGGCTGCCTGACACCCGTGGCCCACGCCTGCAAGTCGGCCGCGGTGGCGGTCTGTTTGCCGTTCTCCAGCTTCGAGATCTTCGACGGGGCCCACCCACACTCGGCCGCCAGGTCGCGGACGGTGAGCCCGGCCTCGGTGCGCAGCTCCTTCAGCCGCGCCCCGAGGGCCGTCCTGGCTCGCTGGAAATCAGTGCTCACACACCGGAAAGTACCTGTGCTTTGAACTTGGCGTGAGGGATCGCGTAGTGCCAGGCCGCATCACGGATCTGGCAGGCCCGCACCACCTGTTCCGGGTCGTCCGTGACCTCGGCGCCCAGGAGGCGGTCGGAGTCGTCGAAGACGAGGGTGACCAGGGTGCGCGAGTCGAACAGCCAGAAGTCCTCCACGGGGAGGTCCAGTCGCTCGGCGTCGGCGCGGTGCAGGTGGCGGATGTCCTCGCCAGCGGCGACGTTGAAGCGGGCCCGGTGTAGGAGGTACGTCTGCCCCTCGGTCGGCGGGTCGTCGACCACGCGTACGCGCTCGAACCGCTTGCCCTCGTCGGCCTGCTGGCGGCGGGCGACGTAATACGGGTCGGTGAGGTCCTCCTCGACGATTCGGCCGTCCAGGAAGGCGGCGTACTCGTCCGACTGCCGGTCGGAGTCGTAGCCGCGGCGGGACTCCAGGCGCCACGCGGTGTGGGCGAAGTCGTCGAAGAGGTACGCGACCTCGACGAACGGGATCAGCACCGTTACTCCTTGCTGTCGAGGTCGCGGGCGATCTTCGTGATCAGCTCGCGGGGGACGCGGACCAGGGTCTCGCCCTCGCGGTAGCCGTACATCTGGGCACGGTCGGCGGGGTCGGTGATCTCGTCGCCCTGGACGAGGATGTCGCCGGTGTCGAGGTCCTCGAAGAGTGCGGGGCATCCGGTCTTGTCGGAGGTGCTGCCAACGAAGCGGAGTCGACTGGCCATGGGGGTCTCCTCTCGTGTGCCGGCCGGGTGGCTGGCTCCGCGCAAGGTATCGGCGTGATCAAGAAACACGAAAGGGCCCCCTGCCCGGCCCGTAGGCCAGACAGGGGGCAATCCCGCACCACCGGGGTTCATCGGCCGACGGCCTGCCACACAGCCACACCCAGCGCACCCAGCGCGGTCACGGTCGCGATGGACGGCAGCGGCCACCGGCTTCGTTCCAGCGCATCCAGGCGCTGCTCGTGGTCGCCGAGCTTCTGATCGGTCTGGTCACCGCGCTGCACGAGCAGCGCCAACTGGCCCTGCGTCGTCGCGTTCCCGACGTCGACCGAGCGTCGGATCTCCGCCAGCTCCAGCACGATCGACGTCGACTCCGGGGGCGTCACGCTATGGCTCCCGAGGCCGGGTCCCTCTCGGCTGGCAGCGTCGAGGCGGTGCCCTTGCGGCCGACGTGCTTCGCCACCCACGACTTCGCCGACGCGGCCACCAGCGCGACCGGCGCCGCCCACCAGACCGGTACGTCGGCCAGTTCGACGACGACCAGGCCGAGAGCGGCCTCCGCGCCGGTCCAGCCCGCACGCTCGGCCATGTCGAGTACGAACTTGCTGTTCATGGGCTACTCCTTGACGTCGAAGCCGCGACGGCGGCCGAGCTTGGTGAGGCTGGTCATGCCGGGGATGCCGTCGGCGGGACCGCCGGGCTCCGTGCTGGCGCCGGGCCAGATCCTGAGCTGCCACCGGGTGTAGGCGTCGCGGGTGGCGGTGCCGAAGTGGCCGTCGGCGAGGCTCTTGGGGAGGAGGCCCTCCTTCACGAGGGCGTCCTCGACGACCTTCACGCCCGGGTAGCTGACCGGCGTGCCCCTCTTCGGCGGGTCCGCCTTCGCCGCGGCGATGAGCTTCGACAGGTCGACGACCTGTCGCCCCGTCGCGGGCGGCTCCGGCTCCGGCTCCGCACCCACGAACGACGGCCAGCTCCCGGGGTCCTGGTGGTCGTTCTCCGGCACGTGCGCGTGCGCGTACCAGCCCGCCTGCTCCCGCCACACGGACTCGCTGCGCCGCGACGTGAAGTCGACCGGCCTGCCCATCGGCCACACGTCCGGGACGCCCCACGAGCGCACCCACGCGTTCAGCTCCGCCCAGCCCTCGCACGGGGTGTCGGTGAGCTTCGCGTACGCCTGCCCGTCGACCCGGCAGTGGGGGAAGAACAGTGCCTCCACCTGGAGGACGACCTTCCCGGCCCGGTTCGTGCGCGTGCCGCCGGGCTTGTCGGCGAGGCTCTTGGAGCGGGAGTTGGCGGGCAGGAACTGGACGATGCGGCCGGTGAACGGGTCCCACAGCACGTGCGGGGCGGTCGCCTTGCCGCCGCCGGAGAAGTACGACCGGAGCCGCTCGTACGGCACGAGGTCCTTGGGGGCCTTCGCGGTGGCGTTGACGTCCCAGGTGATGTGGCCGATGGCCTTGGGCGGGCCGCCGTCGGTGGGTGCGTGGTCGCCTATGTCGAGGCGCTGGGCGCCCGGCATCCACAGGTCTGGCATGGAGCCTCCAGGGCATGAGAAAAGCCCCGGCCAGACGGCACGGGGCGTACGGGGAGAAGTGCTGCGGTCAGTCCTCGGGGGCGCCGACCCGCACAGGCCGGATCATGATCGTCACGTTCCGGCTGTGGTCGTCGTGGTGGCCGGCCGCTTCCACCAGCACCCCGTTCGGCGCGCCGGGGCCGGTCGGCCACGCCTGCAGCTCGCCGAGGATGAAGGAGCGAACGGCCTCGGCCTGCGTCAGGTCGCCGTGGTTGTCGGCGGCCTGCACTTCGGCGATGACGTCCGCCACGAGACCCTCGGCGCGGATGGTGAGACTCAAGGAGTCCTCCTCAGGTGATGTCCGTGGCCGTGGTGTTCGGCGTGATGGACAGGTCGTTGAGCTGCGAGGTGGCGTACGTGCCCCGCCAGTCGTTCCCGTACCGGGAGAGCGTCGTCACCGTGTTCGTCGCGGAGAACGCGTAGGCCGCCTCATTGCCGCTGCCGTGCGGGCGGACCTTGTTCCCGGAGACGTTGATGCTGTCCGCGCTGGTCGACAGCCGGATGCCGTAGCTCGTGTTGTTCGCTGCCCGGCTGGGCGAGCGGATGAAGTTGTCCCGCAGGTGCACGAAGCTGGAGCTCTGGACGAGGATGCCGTTCTCTCCCGGCTCCCGGACCTGGTTGCCGACGACGTTCGAGTTGCTGTTGTCGACGAGCGTGATCCCGTGCGAGGAACAGGCGTACACGTTGTTCCCGGTGATCGTCAGCGTGTTGCAGTCCTCCGTCGAGATCCCGGTGCCGGCCACGTTGGCGATGATGTTGTCGCCGACCGCGACGCGGCTGCACTCCTGCAACCGGATGCCGCTCTGGGCGGAGGTGCTGCCGTCGATCGTGTTGCCGGTGATCGCCACGTTGAGGATCGTGCCGGTCGCCTCCCCGAGCACGATGATCGGCTCGTCGTAGGCCAGCCCGCCCCGGAAGCTGTTGCCGCTGATCGTGATGTTTCGCAGGCTCTGCGACGCCCCGGTGGGCGTGCCGTCGGGTAGTTTCGTGTCCTCGGGGTCGGACACGATCACCGACCGCACACGCACCCCAGAGCCGCAGCTCAGGAACGTGTTGCCGACGATCGTCGCGTCCTCCCAGTTGTACGCGCTGACCGCGTACTGGAGGATCCCCTCGAACGAGTTGCCGATCACCCGGATCCGGCGGTGCCACTTCGTGATCGTCGCGGAGTGGCTGCCCACCCCGCGCGGCCACGCGGTCGTCCCGGCCGTGCCGCTGGCGCCGAAGTGGCAGCCGATGATCAGGACGTCTTCGGTGGGCGTGTGGTCGTACGGCCCGAACCCGCCGAACACCGACGACGACTTGGCGAGGTCGAGCTGAACGGCCTCGGAGAAGTCCCGGCCGCCGGGGTCGACGTAGCCGCGGAACTTGCAGTTCTCGATCAACCCGTGCGAGGTCGAGTTCAGCTCGACGGCGTGGAAACCCGGGAGATCCCTGACCTCCAGGTCGCGGATGACGACGTCGGTGGCGTGCCCGATCGAGATGCACATCGCGCTGGAGGTCAGCCCGACGGTCGTCCCCCTCATATTCCACAGGCCGCCCTCGATGACGATCCGGGAGTGGCCGGTGTAGCCGCCGAGGCTCTGTCCGGCGTCCCCGTTGATGATCATCGTCGCAGCGACGTTCCGCCGGAACTCGGCGCCCGCCATCAACGTGAGCCTGGTGTTGCTGTAGATCCGCAGCGTCGCGCCGATCAGGTACACCCCGGGCGGGACGAGAACCTGCGCGCCGCCCATGTCACGGGCGGCGTTGAGGGCCAGCTGGATGCCAGGGGCGGCATCCGTCGTACCGCTGCTATCCGCGCCGAAGTTCGTGACCATGAACGAGCTGCGCTGATTCATCGCCTCCAGACGGCCGGCCGTGATGTCCATCCCGGCGAACCACTGCTCAACGGGCGTAGCCACAGGGGAACCCTCCTTTCCTACAGGGACGCGGGCGGGCGCCGGGCCAGCGTGACGGGCGTGCCCGAGCCGTGCGCCAGGACGACTCCGTTGACGGACCGGGCGCCGACCGTGAACGTCTGCGGCGACGAGGTGCCGCTGATCGCGGTCACCGACATGTGCTCGCCGCCAACATCGACGAGGATCGGCATCTCGTTCGCATCGGTCGTCCACCTGGGCCCGGTCGTGATGGCGACGGACAGCGAGAGGTCGTCCGCGTCGATGCCCGCGGCGAGCTGACTGCCGTCCGTGCCGGCCTTGGTGGGTGCGTAGGCGCCGACGACGATGCGGAGGTCGTCGATATAGACCGCGTCCTCGCCGCTCGCAGCCGAGTTGTCCTTGGCGTACCGGAACAGGACGGTGCTCTTGCCGGTGACGTCGGTCGTGAACTTCGTCCAGCCGGTGGTCCCTTGCGCGCGGAGCACCTGGACGCCGTCGACGAGGACGAGCAGCCGGTCACCCTCGAAGCCGGGCCCGGACGCCTCGCTCGACGTGCGGTACCAGAACGAGAACGATGTCGCCCCCGGCGGCACCGTCACGGCCGCGTCCGAGGTCTGGTTGTTGGCGATCGCCCCCGAACGCAGGCTGTTGGTGCCCGAGTGGGCCTGCGCGCTCGTCCGCGTCCACGGCAGGTTGCCGCCGTTCGTGATCGTGACGTCGTAGACGCCGTCCTCGAACCCCTCGGCGATGACGTTCACGTTCGCCAGGTCCCACGGGCCGCCCGGCTCGCAGGTGAATGTCCGCACCCACGTGCGCGGCAGCAGCGTCTCCGTCCAGCCGGTGACGAGGAGGTCGAGATCCCCGTATGCGACGTGCCCCGGCAGGCTCTTGATACGGATGACGTCGCCCTCGCGCATCGCCAGGACGGCAGGAATCAGCTGCGGCGCTCTGTGGAGCTTGACGGTGACCGTGGGGTAGCGGGCTCCGTCGTAGGTGCCGTGGTGCAGCCGCCAGTAGGCGATCGGCTCGGCCTGGGCATCGTCCGCGAGGGACAGGGTGACCGAGTCGTCGTACAGGCCGATCCCGTTCGGCGGAGCCTGCACCGACAGCCGCCCGGTCTCCAGCACCGCGCGGGCCTCGCTCCCCCCGTCGCGCTTCACCGTGCGGTCATTGCGGTAGACGTCCGCCTCGTCGTCCGGCTCCAGCGGCGGCGCCAGCCCGGGCACCCCGTAGGTGAGGGTGAGCGCGGGGTCCTGGGTGTACAGCGAGGACCGGTCGCGGTACACGAGACCGAGCCGCTTGCGGTCCTCCAGCAGCATCCCGCCGTCGGCCTCCGCCGCCGCCTGGAACAGCTCGGTCAGCTTCGCGACGCGCTGCGGGCCCACCCGCTCCACCGGCAGCTCGCCGGGCACCCGAGCGAAGGGCACGCCCTCTTCGCCCGCCAGGCGCCGCATGCGCCCCCACGCCGTCTCCCCGCTGTACGCGTTGTCGGAGCCGTTGTAGATGGTGTTCGCCGCGTCCGGCATCACCGACAGATGCCCGACCGACCACCCCTCCGTCAGCGCTCCCCAGTTCGCGGTGACGGCCGTGACGTGCCCCGGAGAGCCGGTGACGGTCTCGGCGAACTGAAGGGTGGACTCGTTGACGTTGGCCCAGCCGACGACCCACTCCATGTTGCCGCCGCCGACGTCCTGGACGTAGAACCGGAGCCGGTACCAGCCGTGGAACGGGTCATCGGTGAAGGTGACGCCCTGGTTGATGACGTCGGTGCCGGAGGCGTCGAACCCGGCGACGTGTCCGGACCCGGCGCGCATGCTGATCACCCAGCGGCGCACGCTGCCGGTGGTCGAGATGCTGAGCACCTCGGCCCGCGGCCCGGCGAGGGGCGGGGCCTTGTCGTCCGCGTTGTACACGCACTCGACCTGCCACTGCCCATTCGCAGCGTCGGGCACGACCGCCGACAGAGTCGCCGAGGCCGTCAGCCGCGGCAGCGCCTTCGAGGCCGGAAGCGTGTCCACCGCCGCCCACTCGACGCCCGTCACGGCCGCCGGCGTCACACCGGCGACCGGCGAGTACGCGCGGGAGGCGAGGTTGTCCTCCTCCATCGGCCAGTACGCGATCGGGTTGCCCGACGGGATCCGGCGCCGCAGCGTGGAGTCGAGGGGCTTCTGGCCCTGTGCGAGGCGTCGCATGATCCCGGCCGCGGTGACGGGGGTCCAGATCGTCTTCGCCGCCGGGGTCCACCGCTGCGGCCAGTTGGAGATCTCCCCGACGAAGATCTCCCGGCGGTCGGCGACGCCAGCAGTCCCGGCGTACGACCACACCCGGCCGGCGGAGTCGGTGAAGCCCGCGGCCCCCAGCGGCCGGGCGGTGAAGTCGGGGCTCGCGACGAGGGTGCCGCCGATGCCGGAGCGGACCTCGGCCTTGTAGACCTTGCCTTCCAGGGCCCTGCGGGGCGGGGTGGCGTCCAGCTGGCTGGGGGAGATCGTCAGCGGGGCGGTGCTGACGAAGATGCCGCCGGTGAGAGGGCTGGTCAGGGTGAGGGTGTCGCTGAACTGGGTCCAGGGCCCGGCGATCGAGGTGGCCCAGTACAGGCGGATCGTGTCGCCGCCCGCGATCGTGGCCCGCAGCGCGGCCCGTTCGGGGAGCGCGGGCAGCGCCCAGAAGCCGTTCGGGCCGCTCGTGCCGTCGCGGCCCAGGTGCAGGTACAAAGAGCCGTCCTGGAGGCGCATGTGGTACGACCGCTGCCCGGCCGCACCCCACTTCCCGATGAGGAACTGAGCCCCGGGCCCGTACCAGTTGGCCTCGCCCTCCCACCGGAGGTCGAGGTCGCCGGTGATGTCCAGCGCGGCATGGTCGGGGGTGGTGGCGTAGTTGGCGGGGTTGCCGTCGAGGTCGAGGAAGTGGGTGCCGTCGGGCAGCCACAGTCGGACGGGGGTGTTGACGGTGAGGTCGTAGGGCGAGTGCGGGTTGCGGGGCGAGAAGACGCCATCCTTGTTGTCGATCTTCAGGGGGACGTTCGCGGTCTCCGCCACCGAGCCCTTGTTGCGGATGCCCCGGGCGTGAACGATCGGTTCACCGGTCTTGCAGCGGCCGGTGATGTCCGTCCACGCCCCGCCCGGCCGGATCTCCACGCGCAGGCCGAGCGGGCTTTCGGGAAACGCCACGGGTCACCCCTTCTTGCCGAGGTACAGCTGAACGTCACCGCCGGCAGCGGCTCCGATCTTGTTGCGGAGGATGCCGACGATGGCGTCCCCCAGCTCGCCGCCGAGGTCCACGCGGACCAGACGGCCCGCCCCCAGGGCTCCGCCGAGGCCGCCAGCAGCTCCTGCCATGGCGGCCTGCGCGCCGAGGGGGGCGGCCATGAGAGCCGACGTGGAGGCGTCCACGGGCGGCAGTCCGGAGAGCTGCGAGGCCGCCATGCCCGACAGGCCGTTCAGCGCTGACCGCACGCCCGGTGTCCCGCCCGCGATGGCCTTCGCGAAGTCGGAGACAAGAGCCTGGCCGGAGTAGCTGGTGTAGCCGCGGCCCGAGAACGGGCCCCGCTTGGCCGGGGAGAACGGGAAGTACTCCCGGGCCGCGCTGACCACGCTCGACGCGGCGTTCTTCACCGAGCCGAGCATGCCCTTGATGCCGTTGATGAAGCCCTGGATCAGCGCCCGGCCGGCGCCGACGAGGACGCTGCCGAGGTTGCTCAGAGCGGACCTGACCCGGCCCGGGATGGTCTTGACGAAGGCGATCAGCGCGGTCGCCCGGCTGATCGTGGCCGACTTCATCGAGTTCCAGTGCTTGATCAGCAGCCCCAAGACCGTCCAGTTGAGGAACGCCTGGTAGATCCAGCCCGGGATCTGCTTCACCCAGGCCACGATCGCGTTCCACGCGGCGATCGTCTTCGCCTTGATCGTCGACCAGTGCTTGATGATCAGCCCGGCGATCGTCCAGTTCAGGAAGAGATCCCAGACCTTCTGGGCCACGCCCTTGATCCACGACCAGACCGCGTTCCAGGCGGCGATCGTGAACGCCTTGATCTCGTCCCAGTAGACGTAGATCAGCGCCGCCAGGGCGATCACGGCCATGATGATCCAGCCGACCGGGCCCATCGCCACGAGCCACGAGGCAGCCATCGTCGCCGCCCACGCCACCGCCCGCGCGGCCATCATCAGGAACGTAGCCGCCGACGTGATCCCGGCCCGGACGACCGCCGCCACCCACGTAGCGGACGCCGCCAAAGCCGAGCCCAGCCAGGCCGCAGCCGTCCGTGCCGCCGACACCGTCGCCGCGACTGCCATTCGCACGAACGCTGCGACGCTCGCCGCAGCCGCCCGCACCCACGCCGCC